TTTTGTCGTTCCTAAAAGCGAGGGATTAGACTGGAATGATGTTTGGGTAGCTAGAGGAAAAGAGTTTTTAATCAAAGCTTTACGCCCACAAAGCATTTTAGATGAGGTTGTATTTCCAGATCAAGCTGTAGCTCAAACATCGTTAAATTACATTGTTAAAGGCTGGCTCAGTGAAAACAGTATGAGCATTGTATATGGCGCAAGCAATGTGGGTAAAAGCTTCTTTTGTATGGATATGGCCTATCATATTGCCGCTAACCAGCCGTGGCTGGGTAACAAGGTTAGAGGTGGCGCAGTGTTATATTTGCAGACTGAAGGCGGTCAGGCGTTTAACACACGTTTAATTGCATTAAGAAACAAGTACAGCGATTTTGAAGACGTAAATCTTGCTGTTAGGGCCGCACCAATAAATCTTTTTAATAATGAAGATGATATGGCTAAGGTAAAATCGTTGATTGAAGTAATTGGTAAAAAATATGAACCAGTTAAAGTATTGATCGTGGACACCATATCTAGAGCCACTCAAGGTCAGTTAGATGAAAATAGCAATTCCGACTTTGCAAAATTTTTAACAAATTTAGATATTTTGAGATCGGAAACAGGTATACACGTTATGCTGGTTGGTCATTCAGGTAAAGACCCGTCAAAAGGGTTGAGGGGTAGCTCGGCTCAAAAGGCTGGCACTGACACTGAGATAGAAATAACCAATAATGAAGAAATTGGTTTAAGAACGGCTAAAACCACAAAACAACGTGACATGGAAATAGGTAAAACAATAAATTTTTTACTTAGTCGTGAAGTTTTAGGTCAAGATGAAGATGGTGATGATATTACTACTTGCACGATTCGTGAGCCGACTGATGAAGAGCTAAAAGAGGCTAAAAGGGAAAAAGTTTCTGGCCCTAATCAAATTATGTTTAAAGAAGTATTTTATCAGCTTAGAGGTGAGAATATTGGAGGTAAAAACCCATCAGGTGCTGGCTGGCCTAAAGGCGGTGCTTACTGGTGTATTGAAAGTAAAACACTTAAGGATCATTTTAAGGGTAAATTACCCGATCATGCCAATTCATCATCAGCTTACAATCAAACGGTAAAATCAATGGTTAAAAAGGGCCATATAGCCATAAATAAGGGTAAAATATGGTTTTGTGATAAAGAAGGTAAATACACTGAGCCTAATAATCCGTTTTAATAATTATTAAGCTTAAAAAACAATGTTTTATAAATGCAATTATTAAGAAAGTGACATAAATTATTAAGCTTATTTAATTATTAAAATGCCTATAGGCATTAATAATAAATAACATTAATGTTAGGAAATAAATTGGACTATTCAAATTGGTTAAAAGAAAAGTTAAAAAGTGGTTCTGCCAAAGAATTTAAAAAAGGAACCAGTAAGATTAGACTTTTGCAGACTTTTGAGCAGAAATTGGCTAGCATTCATACGGAAGACGAATTGTACGGATTTGCGAATCGTAGGCGCGTGCTAGGCATCAATCTGCCCGAATGGAATGAAGAACAGGTTAAGGCGATAAAATGGCGTTTAATGGAAATACGAAAAAACCGTTAAGGTGGGCTGTATACGATGATGGGCTTAGGGTCTATTATGATGGGTCACTGATAGGGATAATTGAAAATGATGAGCTTCACCACCTAAGCGCGGAAATACTTAACCTGTTGCGCTGGAAACATGGCAAAGGCGCAAAAAAAAGCCCTGCCGAAGCAGGGCAAGTTTAACTCAAGGAAAGGTGAGTTTATTTTTTAATCATCATCCACAAAGCTAGTGTAAATACGAAATTCAGCGTCCTCAGAGAAAGAATGAGATACTGTCTCATATTTTTCTATTTCTTTCTTTGGATGGCCGAACTTATTTAAAATGGGTTTTCCATTTTTGTGTTTTTTCTCGCGCCAAATTGGCTCTTGAAATTCTACCCACACATCGTCAAAGTCATCAATTTTGAACTCTATTTTTTTCCTTTTTAAATGCTCTGTGATAGCTTCCATCACCTCACTTTGCCATAAAGTTATCTGCATTATAATTCTCCCTCGTCCTCATCGACGGTTAAGTTAAGTTCGATATCCTCAATATCGTGACTAGTGTTCCTCATAAGCTTATAAACAGCTTGCTCTATCTCCTCATTGCTTGGAACGTGCGTATTTGGTAAATCCAAAAAGTTAAAATCGACAACAAAGGTAAAATGAACCCCTATGTCAGGCATATAAAAATCAACTGATATATCACCGCTTATCAATGTCTGTTCCTTTCTCTAAAATAGCCTCAGCTTCAGCAATAGTGTTATCGAATAAAATTTTATCTCTTATCAATTCTGCCATATGCAGTGTTTGAGCAAAGCCAAGTATCTCAACTTGTTCACTTGCTTTTAGCTGTTCATGGATAGCCCACACGCTTATCTTGTTAAGATTGTTTATCTTAACGACTGCGAAGCCTACAGGCTCAAGTTTCAATTTTTCTAAAATACTAATCAATGCATTTTCCTTTTTTCTTTATCGCGTCTAATTTTCGCGATACGTTTAAGGCACATAGCGTAGGCGACAAAAAGATTTTCAATCTGGTCATCGTCTAAAACGTGGTCACCAGTTCTCCAATCAATTAAAGAGTAAGATTCAATATCGCCTGCGCTATCAGTGTTACCGTAAATCGCATAATTTAGCGGCAAATCGTAAAGCTTCATCTAACAGCCTTAATCAGTCCGTTTTCCATCACAACAGAAGCGAAAAATTCACGCTTATAGCCTGTCAAGTGAGGCCTGTTGCACACTGCGAATTCACCATTGGGCGTATACTCATTGCCGAATAGTGAAGTCTCAGTGTAATTTAAGGGCTTGCCGATATTTTCTTTAAGCTCTTTTTTAGTCGGGTAGTTTGCTATCATCATGTTTTAGCCTTTCCTGCTGTTGAAATGATATTGAATGCCAGCCTAGGTAAAAGGCTGGTCATCAATAGCATTTATAAAAACCAATCTATGGCAACCTCATCACCAGTTTTGGGGCAGTTATAAAAACCATCTGCGCCTATATCCTGCCTATGATCCTCTTTTAAAATCCTGAGAAAATCTTTCTCATCTTTGGCTCGAATGATGCCAAAACAAACGCCATATTCACCCTCAAGGTAAAATTCATATTTTTGCATTTAAATCCCTTCCATTATAAGCATTAACACAATGTAAAAAATGGTCATTAGTAGCCTTTGAGTTACCTTGCCAGTGAACAACCCAAATTGACCTATCGCTGGGCTTCCTTCCGTTTAAAAAGCCTATAAAACGACATCGCTTGCCCTCAGTGCCGCAACGCAACCACTGGCCGCGCTGTAGCTTGATTTGACCGCTTTTAATAGCGTCCTGAACGCTAGGCGTCCAAAGGTTTAATGTAGGTAAATATTTCATTACCCGAGATCCGTTACTTTAACCTTAACAACCTTTAAATCAAAGGAGTCTGTTGTTTCTGGGTTAAGGTCTAGATCACTACATAAATCAGCCCATAAATTAGGGTGCAAAGGGTTATTTATATCCTCACGACTTAAAGAGATAATACGACCGCTATAAAAAAGCTTTTCGCTTACAGTATACATTTAGCCTTTCCTTTCCTTTTTGGTGTGGCAGTCAGCTACTTGAGGTTTAATCACTAATCGAATTAATTTGCTATAATTCAAACAGTCCTTAACGAGCTTCACTAACTGCCACGATTCGAATTTTAACACGTTTAAAATGATATCACAAACATTTAGTTAATATCACATAAACAGCTGGGCTAGCTCTTTGATGAGCGTTGCAGCATAGCCAGCCTGAAAGATTGAAACTGTCACGCCTAACAGCGCAAGCCCTCGCGTTAAGCTGTACCATATAATCTCGCGGGTACTCATTTTTCTAATCCCATACTCTTAAAGTTTCAGTTTTAACTTTAGTGACTTTGGCAATATTGCCGCCAATAAAAACAGTCTCCAAGCTATTGTCGCTTATGATCTCAGATTCATCACCGCCAACAAAGCTTTGAGCGTGTTTGATAGCTTGCGTTTTTTGGGTGTAAGAACCTAGTATTTCACCAGTGCTTACTTCTTGAGCAATCCAAATATAAAAAGCTCCATATTCATTTACTTGAGGGTTCATTTTTAGCCTTTCCTTTCCTTAGCTATGAGCGCCTATAACAGCACTGAATGCCAGCCCTAAGCTAGGGCTGGTCATCAGTATTGTTAAGCTAACCTCAGCGTGCCTCCTGAGCTTCCAGAGCCTACACCACGATTAAGACTAGCTCTATTACCAGCGGCTCGGCCAGCGGCACCAGCTCCACCAGTGCCAGCATTGCGGCCTGAACCCTTGCGGATGCTTGGGAACATTTTGCGCCATGCCTGCACTCTTTTGTTATCAGCTAAAACGATTAAATCAGTTCCAGTGCTTGCCTGCTCTTTTACTTTCTCCCTTTCAGCTTGCGCCATTTCCTTAAGGCGCTCACTTATTCGGAAGCCCATTGCATTGAGAAAGTTTGAACGTATCGATTGCGGATGATGACGCATTCTTAAATCTTGGTATTCCCATTGCAATTTAAATTGGGCAAACTCTTGATCCATTGTCGCTTTGATCAAGTTGATCATATACAAAGCATTTTGCACCTTGTGAGGTTCACCAAAAACCGAAACGTTTTTGACTTGGTGAGGGTGGAACAAAATTTGCACTTGGCAAAATTCTTTAATGCCATTGAACGCACACGATACAGGATGCCTACGTTTACCAGCCTCAAAATAATGAATTTCAAAATCCATCTCTTGAACGTCAAGCTCGGTAAGCGTTACGTTATACTTAGCTTGCAATTCGCTTAGTTTTTTAGCGGCAAGCATTGCTTCAGCTTCTGAGCATCCGTTTTCAATAGTACGCTCAGAAAACATTTTCATCCGCTTTAGTATTTCTTTTTTATCCATTAGATAGCCTTTCCTTTTGTTTAACAGATAACCATAAACTTTTAGTAAGCTTATGAAATGCCAGCCTAGATTTTAAGCTGGTCATTAATAAGCTCAGTGAGTTTGAAATATTACAGGTTTTTGAGCTACCCAACAAACCGCGCAATCAGCGCATGAATTTACTTGTCCAGTTTGTTCAGGGCAAAGTATCGCTTCCTTTCTTTCTATTGCCTGTTTTGACCTGATATCATCATAACTATTTGCCGCAAAATTATCCTCAAAGTTACCGCTAAAACGAATTGCAAAGCGTCCGTTGCAATTGTCTCTTAAGCTTAGGATTGCTTGACCTATAGAGCGCTCAAGCTTGTCAATGGCGTTGGGCTGGTTGGCTGTATAGCCGTAAACGTGCAAGGCTGGAAATTTACTTAGCCAGCTTGCCCATTTAGCAACGTATGAAACGCTGTAAAAATCGCCTAATATATGTAGCCTAACTAAAAAGCCTTGAGGATGTTTGCGTTGCAATTCTGCAAGCTCAGTTTCTAGCATTGCTTCAAGTGCTGGACCAGCTTCATAGCGGTAAGCGTATCTCATGTTATTACCGTAGCAATCAAGCCAATGCACGCATGATCTAGGGCAAGTAGCACGCTCCTCTAAAGTAAGCGTATAAATTGGATAGCCTTTATAATGACCCTTTCTGACTTTTTTACCAAGCTTATCATTAGTCGATTTTTTAATGAGCAATTCAGTTTTACCCATTGATGATCTATCAGCCTTTTTGACGCGATACTGAAACAATGTTTTTCCAGCATTAGCGGCTATTTGAGTTTTAGTTAAAGTCATTAATTAAACCCTCACTTTTTAGCTGGTCATTATCTTGTTGTGATAAATGCTGAAAATCGTCGAAAAAATCACGCTCAGAGTCGCGTTCAAGTTTGTCTAAATAAGCTTTAAGCTTTTGGTACTTAGTTTGCATCTGTTAGCCTTTCCTTTGATTATGCAATTGGTATTGAATGCCAGCCTAAAAATAGGCTGGTCATCAATATCAATATTCGTAATTCATATGGAATTTTTCCACTTCAGCATTATTGCCTATGAAAATGATCCAGTCTCTAGCATCAACCTCAATATCAGTGTTTTGCTCATGCTCACTTAATCCGCTTTTTACATAACGGACGCCACAAGCGATTGCCTTTTTCTTATTGGTAAAAACTCCGATAGTACCGTCTTGATACCCTTTTACTACATATGCGTATGACATTTTTTTGCCTTTCCTTAGTTTATGCGCGAATCACTATGCACGCGCTTACACGTTCATTTTACTGATATCAATAGATATTTACAAGCATTTATATAATATTGATTAAATATTAGGCAATATTAGGTAATTGCTCACTGAGTAGGGTTAAAGCTTTTTTATGACCTAAAGTATACAAAAGGAAATAAGGCTTATCAGTGGCTCTTATATTGGCTCTAAGCGATTTTTGCCCATTTTTTAGCTGTTCAGTATACAATTGTTTTTCATTGTTCAGATTGTGTTAAAAATCGACCGAACAGATACAAAAACACAAGGTTGGGCGCGGGCGCGCGCGAATATGCGATTTTTAAAACATTGGCAAGCTTTTGTTTTACATTGTTTAAATAATGCTCAAATCAAAACATAGGTTTAACTTTGTTTTGCATTGTTTAAATAATGTTTAACTAAATACCTAACCCCATTTAAGTATTGCTTAGTACTTGTTTGAGCTAATGTTGAACAATGGCAAACAATTGTATACAAACGCGATCTATTTTTTTTGGACCCCCCCATTTAAAATATCTGGCGTACCTATGCTATAACTACATTCCCACACAGTAAAATTTATGCTATAATATTTTTGGGTGTTGTTTAATAAAATTTTACCTCCCGAATTTTTTATTATGCTTTCTCGCAACACCCCCCCTGCCCCCTCTTAGGAAAATAATAATTCTTAGGAATTTGAAAATCCTAAGCATTTTGCAGCTTTTTTATTAAAATTTTAATATTTTCTATATTTTAAAGGGGTTTAATTTAATAATGCACACCTATACTTAAGGTTAATTAATTATTAAAATGCCTATAGGCATTAATAATTATTAATTGTAGTATGTTAAACATAACTTTTGCGGAAAGAAGATGGCTGGTAAACCAAAATTAAAACAAGCTTTATCCGAACTTGATCGAAGAGGTGGTGTTGAAGCTTTGCAGAAAGAATTATTAGCAGGCAAGACAATTCCTATGATTGCTAAGGAGCTAAATTTAGATCGCGGCTATTTTAGGCGCAATCTTATGAAGAATGAGAAGTATGGTAACGCGATACGAGAGATAGAGCATCAAGTTGCTGATGCTCATGCGGATGCTGCGTTTGATATGCTTAACGATATTAGAGAGAGGCGAGAGCTTGAGGTTAAAGAAGCCTTAAACGGTGATCGTGACGTTTCTGAGGGTAATGTTAATCAGGTTGATATTGGTATTGCGAAAGGTTTAGCGCAGCAACACAATTTTATAGCTTCATCTTTAAACAAAAATCGGTATGGTACAGGCAGTCAGCAAAATATACAGATTAATATTGGTGATTTACATTTGGATGCGCTGCGAAAAATGAAAGTTGTAGACCATGAATGACTTGTCTCAAAATACGATGATTGAGTTTACTCAGCGTTACGCTAAAAACCCGACATTGTTTGTGCAGGAAGTTCTTGGTGTAGAGCCGTTAGATTATCAGGCTGAGTTTCTAGAGGCTATTGCTTCTGGTGAAAGAAAAATTTCAATTCGTTCTGGGCATGGAACTGGCAAGAGTACAGCGGCATCATGGGCCATGTTGTGGTATTTTTTAATGCACTACCCGAATAAGGTTGTTGTGACTGCACCTACTTCTAGTCAGTTATTTGATGCATTATTTGCTGAGATGAAGCGTTGGATAAATGAGTTACCTGATGCGTTTAAGGAAATGTTAAACGTAAAATCTGACCGTGTTGAGCATACGGCTGCGCCCAGTGAGATGTTTATTTCGGCGAGAACCTCAAGAGCTGAGACACCAGAGGCGTTAGCTGGGGTACACTCAGAACATGTTATGTTGATTGTAGACGAGGCTAGTGGTGTGCCAGAGCAAGTATTTGAGGCTGCTGCTGGTTCTATGTCTGGTCATAATGCTACAACAGTTATGTTGAGTAACCCTACTAGGTCTAGTGGTACGTTTTTTGAAAGTCAAAACAGGCTTGCTGATAGCTGGTGGACAAGGCGCTGGTCGTGCATTGACAGCCCATTGGTTAGTGATGAGTTTATCGAAGAGATGAAATTACGCTATGGTGAAGAAAGCAATGCCTTTAGAATCAGAGTGTTAGGCGAGTTTCCTCAAGCAGATGACGATACAATCATACCGTATCACTTGGTTGAAAATGCAATACATCGTGATGTTGAGGGTGATGAAGACTTGCCGAGTGTGTGGGGTTTAGACGTTAGTAGGTTTGGAAATGATAAAACTGCGTTGTGTAAGCGGCAAGGCTCTATTGTGACTGAGGTTAGGTCTTGGTCTGGGCTGGATTTAATGCAGACTGTGGGTCGTGTTGTGGCTGAATATGAGGGTTTGCTGCCTTCTAAGAGGCCTAGAGAAATACTTGTTGATAGTATTGGGCTTGGTTCTGGTGTTGTTGATAGATTGCGTGAGCTAGAGCTACCTGTTCGTGGCATTAATGTTGCAGAGGCCCCTAGTATGGGCGCAACATATTTAAATTTACGCTCTGAGTTGTGGTTTAAAACTAAGGGTTGGTTTGAGGATCGTGCTTGTAAGTTACCAAAAGATGATCAGTTATTGGCTGAATTGACAGGTATTCGGTATAGTTTTACGTCTAGTGGTAAGATGAAGGCTGAGAGTAAGGATGAGATGCGTAAGCGTGGACTAGCGTCACCTGACTTGGCTGATGCGCTTTGTTTAACGATGGCTAGTGATGCTGCAACTGCATTATCTGGGGCATTTTCTAGCTGGAGAGGTGAGATAAAACGCAATTTGCGTGGAATTGCATAATGTGGTATGTGTTTAAAAAAATAAAGGAGATGATCATGCCGATGGGTAAGGGTACTTATGGTTCTCAAGTTGGAAGACCACCTAAAAAAACAACAAAGAAAAAGAAAAAATCTAAAAAAGCGAAAAAGAAATAATGGCTAAAAAAGCTCGTAAGTCATCCAGCCCCAAGCCTAAAAACCCTGCTTTATATGCTAGAGTAAAGGCTGCGGCTAAACGTAAGTTTAAGGTTTACCCTTCTGCGTATGCAAATGCTTGGTTGGTGCGTGAGTACAAAAAGCGCGGCGGTACTTATGCCTAGCAGAAAGCCTAAAGGTGGGCTGACAAAATGGTTTAAGGAAGATTGGCGAGATGTCAAAACTGGTAAGAAGTGCGGCAGAAGTGGCAAGAAAGATAAAGGTAGACCTTACCCTGCTTGTCGTCCTAAAAGTAAAGCAAGTTCTGCATCTGCTAAAAGAGCCGCTAAACGTAAGACAGGCCCAGCTAGGATAAGTTGGAAAACAAAAAGAAAAAAAGGTAAGAAGTAATGCCATTTTCTAAATACAGCAAAAAGCAAAAGAAGCTGGCGGCTTTAGCCCCACCTCGTAAAAAAATAACAGGCGCTGATTTTAAGAAGTTAAGAAAAAAGAAGAAGAAGGGTAAGAAGTAATGGCTGAAGAACGTAAAGATCGTAAAGACATGACTCACGCCGAGGCGATTGCAGATCATTTTAGAGTTCTTGGTAGGCCTAATCCCTTTGCTTTTGCTCATAGTGGCACACCAGAGCAGCGTAAAGGCGGTCTTGGCTCTAACAAGGGTGCAGCTAGGTATCAAAACACTTCTGCTGAAGATCGTGCAAAAGCTAACTCTGATGGTAGGTTTGGTTATTTTGATGAGGTAAATAAACGTTACGTTCCTGCTATATTTGATATGATGGATGGCGGTGGTCGTGACACTAGGGGTGATGAGTTTAAAGGTGGTATCTTTAGTGGTTTGCTTAATGATTTAGGCGTAAAACCATACGGTTCACAAATGGAACGTGCTATGGTTAGTCCTAGTACGTCACCTATTGTGCAGGCTGTTTCTGGCACAATTCCAAGGCCAAGAGTAAGGCCAACGCAAACCATGCCAGATGAGTTAAGTGGTGTTCCATTTAACAACACGCCGCCAACCATGCCAGATGAAGTTAGTGGAGTGCCGTTTAATAATACGCCACCAACCATGCCAGATGAAGTTAGTGGAGTGCCGTTTAATAATACGCCAAATCCATTTACTGGCCCAACTTATGATATGGTTATGGATCAAAGCTTTGGTAATATGTCAGGCCGTAATGTTCCTCGTAGAACAAGAAATTATCTTAATAGTGACCCAAAGTTTGCCAGATTTATGGAGCTTGTTGAAAGTAATTCGTTAATGCCAAAAAGAAGTATGGAAGAAAATTATCAAATTTACTTACAGATGCAGGAATCAGGTAGCCTTGATAAGTTTATGTAATGCCAAGAACAAAAGAAAAAGCCATACGCAAAACAACTAAAGGTAAGGGTCGTAACTATAGGACGGTAAAAGAAGGCGCTGGTATGACTGCTGCTGGCGTAGCTGCACATAGAAGGAAAAACCCAAAGTCGAAACTAAAAACGGCTGTAACAAAAAAGAAAAATTTAACTGCAAAAGAAAAGGCTCGTAAGAAGTCTTTTTGCGCTAGGTCTAGGGGCTGGACAGGTGAACGTGGCAAAGCTGCTCGTAGAAGATGGAATTGTTAGATGGCTTTAAGTAATTACAATGATTTAAAGGCGAGTATAGCCGATTTTTTAAATAGAGATGATTTAACGTCAGTTATTCCTGATTTTATTAGTCTTGCAGAAGCTCAATTAAATAGAGAAGTTCGACATTGGCGTATGGAAGATAGAGTAAATGCTACTGTTGACTCTCAATACACAGCTTTGCCAAACAATTTTCTTGAACCTATAAGGATGGTAAAAACAACAGGTGACTTTCAAATATTAGAACTTGTTGGTGCTTTGGAAATATCAAAGTTAAGGCAAGCAAACAATGACAATGTTGGTGTGCCTAGAGTTTACACAATTTTAGATCAGGCACTTGAAGTCTTTCCAAGACCTGATGGAAATACAGTTTTTGAGCTTACCTATTATGAGGAAATACCAGATTTAGCGACAAATAGCACAAACTGGTTGATGACATATCACCCCTCTGCTTACTTGTATGGTTCTTTACTTCATTCTGCGCCATATTTATCTGAGGGTAATAGAATACCAGAATGGAGTGCATTGTATCAAAAGGCAATCAATGATATAAACGCGGAGAGTGAACGAGCAAAAACTGGCGGCTCTGGTCGCAGGATGAAAATAAGGAGCTACTAAATGGCAAGCTTTACGAAAGTAAATGACTTTGTAGTTAATCTGGCTAACGCTATGGACTTAGACAGCGACACACTAAAAGTTGCGCTTTGCAACACGGACCCTACGTCTGGCACAAATATCGTGTCAACAGGTAATGGTGTTTTAGCAAACGTTACGGAAATAAGTTATACCAACTTGTCGGCAAGAACATTGCAAAATGTTACAAGTTCAGACCCAAATAATAATGGCACATATGTGCTTTCGGCTGATGACTTAATTTTAACAGCGTCAGGTGGCTCAGTAGCAGCGTTTAGATATGTAATTATTTATAACGACACACCAACATCACCAGCTGATCCAATAATAGGATATTACGATTATGGTTCATCATTGACGTTAAACGATGGTGATACCTTTACAATCGACATTGGAAATAACGGTTTACTAACGCTTACTTAGTAGGAGTGCATCATGGCAAAACTTTTTAACAGAGCCAAGATGAACACTAGCAGTACTGGCACAGGTACGATTACTTTAACCACTGCCGATACTGGTTATCAGACATTTGCAGCAGCTGGTGTATCTGACGGTGATGTTGTTCAATATGTGATAGAGGAAGGAACAAACTGGGAAATAGGTTCTGGAACCTATTCTAGTAGTGGAACTTCACTGACAAGAACGCCATCGGAAAGCAGTGGTGGAGGCAGTGCAATAACCTTAGCCGGAGCTGCTAAAGTTTTTATTAGTTCGATTGCTGATGATTTTACAAAATTGCAGTCGGGTGGAGTAACAAAAATTTCAGCAGCGGCGGGCGGTGTAGAAATTACGGGTAATATTGTTGTTTCTGGAAGTGTAGACGGTAGAGATTTAGCAACAGATGGCAGTAAGCTAGACGGTGTTTCAGCGAGTGCAGATGTAACCTCTACTGCAATAAATGCTTTAGCAACTGAAACAAGCATATCAGGTTCAGATGTCATTCCGGTTATAACAAGTGGCGGTCTTAAAAAGGCAACAATCACTAACGCTTCGTTAGCTGGCCCGGCTGGCCCGGCTGGCCCGACAGGACCTACAGGACCTACAGGCCCATCTGGACCATCAGTTACAGGACCAACAGGTCCGCCAGGACCGACAGGGCCAACAGGCCCATCTGGTAGCAACGGAAGTAACGGTAGTACTGGTCCAACTGGCCCAACCGGCCCAACTGGCCCGACGGGTCCAACTGGTCCAACAGGTAATGCTGCAACAAATTGGAATTCTACTGGTTCTTATGCATTATTGTACGACAGTTGGCATGGAAACTCTTATCCAGGCTATACTACATCTGGATATCATTTATATGCCGCCAATACATATGAGTATAGTGGTAATAGTGCTGGTTGGTGGAGTTCTTACTATGGCAGTGGCACATGGCGATGTATGGGGCAAACAGGTTATCGTAATGGCTACTATTATCTTAGCCGTATAGATTTTAGTGTTACCTTATGGGTGAGGATTTATTAAATGAGTATATCAATAACAGAATACCGTAACGCCAAAGTTATCAACGCAGAGGGTACTATTATAGATGTAGAAATTAATACTCCCGAACATGGATGGGTTCCATATACACTTAATACAGCCGACACTGACATGACTATTGATAACAATGCGCTCTTAACGCTTATTGGTGCTGACAAAGCGGCTTACGTTCCGCCTACAGCAGAACAAGAGGCAGCAACTAAGGAAGCAGACGTTAGAACTTTACGAAACTGGTATTTAGGAGAGGCAGACAAGGTAACCTATAACCCATTAAGATGGGCGGCAATGACAAGTGAGGAGCAGTCTGCTTGGGCAGCATATCGACAAAGTTTACTAGATGTTCCTGAACAATCTGGATTTCCTGATAATGTAACTTGGCCCGTCAGACCTGATGGAATGTTTGAAGACTAGAATGAATACAACACGTCAAAATTGGCAACTATTTAGCAAAAATATGTCAAATGATATCATTGAACATATAATAGGTCTGGCAGGAGAAACACAAAAAGCATCAACATTTAACGATGGAGATACTAAAGTCAGGTCAAGTCGTGTATGCTGGTTAAGTCATTACGAAAATGTAAAAGACATGTTATTTGCTTATGCAGACCATGCAAATCAAAATGCTTTTAATGTAAATTTATACAAAAAAGCTGACATACAATTTACCGAGTATCATGCCTCCGAAGGCGGTCACTATGATTGGCATCACGATGTTAATTGGCTTAACGCAGACGGCTTTGATAGGAAGTTATCTATTACTGTCCAACTAAGTGACCCAAGCGAATATGAAGGCGGTGATTTTGTTTTCGAAGAAATAGAAAGTCCAAAATCTGAAGCAGCTAAACCAAAAGGTTCGGTGTTAGTTTTTCCTAGTTACCTAAAACACAAAGTAACGCCTGTTACTAAAGGTGTAAGAAGGTCTTTAGTTGCTTGGTTTTGTGGTCCTCAGTGGCAGTAGAAAGGTTTAAATTATGACAGCTTTTGCTCCTATAGCCGCAACGTCACTAGGGCAGTCAAGTACTAGTGCCAGTTACTCAATGCAAGTTACAAGCGGTACTTTTGCGGTTTCCATGCAAGGTGCGGCCTTACTCATTGGAGACATTTTTCCTTATGGTTTGTTTAACTACACCGGTCACGCTGTTAATTTAAATGTTGGAAGACGTCTAAGTGCATCTACCGGATCATTTGCTCTTACGGGTCAAAATGTTGATTTAGCTCATGGGTTTGGACTTTTAGTTGATAGCGGAACCTTTACATACACAGGTCATAGTGTTGCTTTTGATGTTGGTCGTGGACTGGCGGCTAATAACGGGTCATTTGTTTTAACTGGTCAAAGTTTGGACTTTACAAAGCAGATGAACGTATCAGCTGAAACTGGTGTTTTTACTTATACTGGGCAAGATGCGTTCAAAGGCGTTAGCGAGGCTTTTGAAGTTGGAAGTTTTACTTATAACGGTCACAACGTTGATCTCAAAGCGCAAAGAAGTCTTAAAATAGACACAGGCTTATTTTCTTATAATTTACAAGATTTTAAAATTAAAGGTTGGTTTTCGAGTCCTATATCTTCGGCAACATGGTCGGAAACAACGTCACCAGATGGAACATGGACAGAAACAACAGACACGCCGAGCGAAACATGGACGGATGCACCATAATATGTTAATTTGTAATAACATAAAAAAATACTACTTTAAGAAAGCCCTGCAACCCTTTGAAAAGGAAAGAAAAATATGCCATTAAATTTGACACTACCAACGGTGGGCGGTAGTCAGGACACATGGGGTCAGACAACTAATACGGCACTAACGGCTGTACAAGATGCCATCAATGGAAGTTCTGGCACAGTTTCACCTGATTTAAGTGCGTTAAAAATAAACGGAACAACAGTCACTTCAACTGCGGATGAATTAAGCAAATTAAGCGGATTTACAGGAACACAAGCAGATTTAAATTATGCAAAAGATTTAAGGGCTACTGGCGTCACTGATACAGAGTTTGATTTGCTCGATGGCGCAGCAGCTGGAACAGTGGTTAATAACAAAGCGGTTGTTTACGACAGTTCTGGCGGTGTTGTTTTCGGTAACTGGAAAATAACAGAAAGCGGCGGTGTTTTATATTTTGCAACAGGTGGCGTTAATAAAATGAAACTAGATTCTAGTGGTAATTTAACAGTCACAGGAAACGTTACAGCTTACGGAACTGTTTAATGGCTTTACCTAGCACTGGCCCCTTATCTTTAAACGAAATACATATAGAGGCTGGTGGGTCTAGTGGAACTCTTTGCAGTCTTAATGATGCTGATATTAGAGGTATAATAAATAAAAGTGCAGGAACAACTAATTCAATACTTGAATACAGAGGACAGAGCGCAGAGGAACTCTTAACATCTGGTGGCACTATAAACGGTCAAGCTCAAAGGCAACAAATCACAGCATCAAGTTATATTTCGTCCGGCGGCACTCTTCGCATACCTTCAAATATGTGGGTTTGGTCAGATGATACTTCAGTGGCTGCGCTAACGATTGATATACCTTGCACAATTATAAATGACGGAAAAATTATTGGCAAAGGCGGTCAAGGCGGTTCCGGCTTAAGAATTAAAAATTTAGCACATCCAACTACCAGTGCTTATAATAGCGGTTACAATACAGTCAATTTGGGTAGTGGTGGCGATGGTGGAAATGCAATTAAAATAAACTCAGGTGTTAGTGGTGTAACAATTACAAACAGTTCTGGCGCATATATTGCTGGTGGCGGCGGTGGCGGTGGCGCATCTGGAGTTGAACCACAAAACAGCTATTCCGGTGGCGGCGGTGGAGCCGGAGGAGGAGACGGTGGTAAAGCAAACTTTAATGATAATGAAGGAAGAGGCTATCCAAATTACACCACTAACGGACCTAGCCACTCTACATTTGCTGCCTATGGTGACAGTGGTGGTCAAGCGACTGGTATTGGTAACAATAATCCACCTCTCATGGGTTTTGGTGGTAAACTGAACGAAAAGGGAGTTAGGTTTTATCGTCCTAATAGTAGCACATTCAGTTACCTCTTCTCATACAGAGCGGAGGCTGGTGGTTGTGGTATTCGCTCTTCTGGTGAGGATCAAACCTCAGTCGGTGGTGATGGAGGTGGTAGAATACTACCAGGAGTAAGATATAATCCTCACTATCAAACCTTAACTGGTGGCACGATAAATACGGCTAATGGTTCGTACGGTGGTGCGGCTGGTGAAGCTGGTGAAGACGGTGGTTCGGGAGGAAACTCAGGAGAGCCGGGTGGTGGAGGCGGCTGGGGTGCTGCTGGTGGCCGAGGGTATCGGGGAGCTTTTACATCTGTACAGTGTCAAGGTGGTGCTGCTGGAAAAGCAGTTGAAGATAGCGGAAATTCATACACTCTAAATAATAGTGGTACAATTTACGGAGCGACAACATAATGCCTTTAGTACCTATAAAATTACCAGCTGGTTTTTATCGAAATGGAACTGAGTTCGAAGCGTCAAACCGTTGGCGTGATGGAAGTCTGGTTCGGTGGCTAGATGGTAGTTTAAAACCGATAGGTGGTTGGACCGAGCGTAAAGTGGCATTTGCAAACAATCCTGTCAGAGGTATGCACTCATGGCAGTCCAACAATGGAACTGCGTGGCTTGCTGGCGGATCTCACGATCAATTAATAGCCATGACAGGTGCGGGAGTTTGCTACGATTTGACGCCGGATGACTTAGCGTCCGGTCGTGAAGATGCTGCGGTCAATACGGGATACGGTTTTGGATTTTACGGCACTGGTTATTATGGTCAGCCAAGGCCGGTGACCAGTGATAGTATCCCGCAAGAGGCGACCACATGGCAGCTTGATAACTTCGGAGAAAATCTCATCGCATTTCACCTGGATGATGGGCGTATTTTAGAATGGCCCTTAGTCGTAACCGTTGGTTCTGAGTTAGTTACAAATGGTGATTTTGCGGTCGACGCCAACTGGACAAAAGGTGTTAATTGGTCAATATCAGGTGGCGTATCAGTTTATGCACAATACAAACCTGTTTTTGACGCAAATGACACGAATATTGTTAGTGCAGTTAACGATACGATAACTATACCAAATCATGATTTTGTGGATGGTCAAGTGGTCACTTACGTAGTCCCAAGCGGGCAAACGGCTATAACAGGTTTAACCTCAGGTTCTAGCTATTTTATAATAGACTCGACCACAAATAATTTTAAATTAACGGCTTCACTAGCAGGGACAATATTGCCTTTATCTGCCAATTATTCTCTGACGGTCGACGCTGATAACGAGGCAATTAAAAACACAACAACTAACAAAATTGTTGCGTCAAATTCGTTTTCCAACGGTGATGAAGTAACTTATTCCAACGGTTCTGGAACCGATATTGGTGGATTAGTAAACAATCAAAATTATTTTATAGTGAATGCTTCCGGTTCAGAGTTTCAGCTTTCATCCACATCGGGTGGCAGCGCAATTGATTTAACGCCTGATTTGACCGCTTCTTTAGATCCCGATCCCCTTACAACCAGTCCAACTTCAGTTACTGTAACCGTTGCTAATGTTGGTGGTGTCAATAAATATCACTTTGACGGTGTCACTGCGCCATCCATAACTTTAATTAGAGGCACAACCTACACTTTTGATTTGAGTGACACGAGCAACAATAACCACCCCTTGGTATTTGCAAACGGTGGCGCAAGTTACACAACGGGAATTACCACAACAGGTGTGGCGGGGAATGCAGGAGCCAGTGTTACCTTTGCAGTTCCAAATGATGCTCCAGCAACCGGTTTGACGTATCTGTGTCAGATTCACGGTGCGGCGATGGGAAATACCATAACCACCGTGACGACGGCAGAAGCCGCAGGGCCAATAGATTATTCAACAGACACAATAACTGTTGCCAATCACGGCTTTTCAAATGGAAACGAGGTCACTTACAGCAATGGAGGCGGCAGTAATATAGGTGGTATAACGACAGGGACAAACTATTTTATTGTTGGGGCGACGACAAACACATTTCAATTATCTATTTTGTCTGGTGGCAGCGCAATTAATCTCATTGCTCCGGGTGGAACTTTAGGGACAGGTCATTCTTTTAATTTAGATATTGGCTCTGCTCACGTCTTTAGACAAGATATTGGATCAACTCACCAACTACAAAGAATTTCCTCTGGCAATTTAGATCAAACTGTTTCTGGACTAGTGACAACTCCTGATGCGCAAGATAGTCATGATGTTACGGTGACTTTAATTGATCCAAACACAGACAGTGATGCAGCAACAGTTCCAAATGTTAAAATAAAAGTAACTGGCACAACAACTAATACCGTTTCTGTTGACGAAACTTTGTCAGTTGGATCAAATATATTTAGATTTGGTGCCGATGATGCAAATGTAAAAATAGAAATAATACCTCAAGCATACAACACGCCAGATTTTCATATTGATAACATTTCTTTAAAACAGAAAACTGTAGCCACTCCGTTAACAAACGCACCCACTAATAATAAAGGAATAGTTGTGACGGAAGAGCGATTTATTTTTGCATTAGGTGCGGGTGGAAACAGTCGTAAAGTGCAGTGGTGTGACAAGGAAAACAACACACAGTGGACTCCACTGGCAACCAATGAAGCCGGGGACATAGAGTTAGCCACAGCTGGTCAACTGATGTGTGGTGTCAGGACGAGGGGTGCAACACTACTGATTACTGACACCGATGCTCACATCGCTCAGTACGTTGGCCCTCCTTATGTGTACTCTTTTAGCCGTATTGGTACTAACTGTGGAGCAGTATCTAGGTTAAGTGCAGTAGCAACTGATCAAGGCGCATTTTGGTTTGGTGCAGAAAGTTTTCATTATTTTGACGGCAACAGTGTTACAACTTTAAATTGTGATGTTCACGATTATGTTTTTAACGACTTTAACTCCGCACAGCAAAGTAAAGTGTGGGGAATGGTGAACGGCGCACATAGTGAAATTTGGTGGTTTTATTGTTCTGGCGCATCAACAGAGATAGATCGCTATGTGGCTTATGATTTTAAAGATAACCACTGGTTGATAGGTAATTTATCTAGAACGTCAGGCGTGAGTCGTGGTGTTTTTGCTTATCCTTTTATGGCTAAACACGGAACAAAAACAGATATAATGAATCACGAGATCGGTTTTAATTACGAGGGTTCAGCCATTTTTTGCGAAACAGGTCCTTTTAGTATTGGTAACGGAGATCAGGTTGCTAAAGTGACAGAAGTTATAACCGATGAAAAAACACAGGGCGACGTAGATTTAAAATTTAAAAGTAGGTTTCATCCGAATGATACGGAGCGCACATTTGGTCCATACAACCCAAGTAATCCTACATCAGTGCGTTTTACCGGAAGACAGGTCAAAATGCGTGTTGAAGGGGATCAGGCTACAGATTGGCGTGTTGGTGTTATGAGATTAGAAGTCAAAGCAGGGGGCAAACGTTAATGCCAGTCACACCACCAATTTTAGGCGAGGATATACGACAGTGGGGTAGACAGCTGAATCTGTTTTTAAGCAGAAATTTAGGTAAATTATATTTTAAAACCGTTGACGATAATCCGAGTCAAAACGGAATCTTTTTGTGGGATGATGATAAAAACTATCCTGTTGTTTCAGCGCAAAACACATTTAAGCAAGTTGCTATGAAGCAAACCACACCTAGCTCTAGTGTTGGTGCGGCTGGTGACGGGGCTGGCATGATAGCATGGGATACTAACTATATTTACGTTTGTACGGCTGCACATGACGGCAGTACAGCAATTTGGAAAAGGGTGGCATTGTCCACGTATTAATATGCAAGACTTATATATAGATCAAATTGAACGATGTCGGCACTGGATAGAGGCCGCATTGGAGTATTCTGGCGGTACACATAACTTTGATGATATAGTTGACGGAATAAAAGAAGGGCGTATGCAACTGTGGCCGAGTGCTAGGGGGTGCATAGTTACAGAAATTGTGATATACCCTAGAAAAAAGTACTTAAATATTTTTTTAGCGGGTGGTGAACTGGATCAAATATTAGATATGCATGACAGTGTTAGGGCATGGATGATCGAACAAAAGTGTGACGCGGCAATGATGTCGGGTCGTTTAGGATGGAAAAAGCCATTAGAGAAACAAGGATGGTCATTCTTGCAAGCTCATTTTGTGAAAGAGGTGTAAAATGGCAGGTGGTACAAATCAAAAAAATATAACCTTACCAAGGTTTTATGAGACGGCGTTACAGCAGCAAGTCGGTCAAGCGCGAGACACGGCTCAAATTGGCTATACTCCATATTACGGTCCAGACGTTGCCGCTTTCTCTCCCATGCAAGAGGCAGCTTTTCAAAATACAAACGACGCCGCCGCTGCTTTTGGAATGGCTTCGGCAAATCCCACCGCAAGTTACATGCCTGAAACCACGACAATGGGTGGCGTTACTGGCTATGCCTCGCAGCCGTTGATGGAGGCAAGTATAGACGCTTTTTCGGCTGACAGGCCGGGGCAAGCCAGTTTTATTGAAAGCATGACAATAGATCCTGTCACAGGAGCACCTGGTAGTAGGAGTCTTTCAAATCAACCAGTGGCGTTAGAAATGACTGCCGCTCAAAAGAGAGGAAAGTAAAAATGGCCGGAGGAGCAAACCCGCAAGCTGTCGCAACACCACAGCCGACCAATCCATTTATGAGAGCGTCATCCGCTAATCAGATGGCACTCAACACTTACGCGGATCCAAGTGCTAGAGCGATGCAAATGATGAATCCCTATCAACAACAGGTGATTGACGCAACTTTGCGAGACGTCGGCACTGCCGCACAAATGGGTTTAAACCAAATAGGAGCGCAAGCACAATCTGCGGGGGCATATGGAGGCTCACGGCAAGGCATAGCGGAGGCCGAGGCTCTCAAAGGATTTAATCAGCAAGCTCTTGATCAAACTGCCAGATTAAGACAACAAGGTTTTAACACCTCTATGGCAAATGCCTTTAACGCCGCCTCAGGGCTTCAAAACGTGGGGCAACAGGCTTTTAATATGGGACAGGCACTGAATCAAAATCAAATGGCGCAGGGAGCCTTACAGCAAGCGGCAATGCAAAGGTTACTTGACGCGGGCAAATCGCAATTCAGAGGGCAAACTGGCGCACCAAACCAAGCCTTAGGCACGTTTACTGCCGGAATCACTGGGATGCCTCAGTTGCAAGGTGAGCAAAGTTATATGAATCCGGGATTGCTTAATTACGCACAAGTTTTAGGGATGCTGTAAAATGAACAGGTACGACCTAGAGGATTTAGCAAGGAGGACGGCGGCAAGCTATAACTTGCCTCCTGAGATATTTTTACGTCTTATCAACACAGAAAGCGGGTTTAACCAAAACGCTGTATCGCCAAAAGGTGCGATTGGATTAACTCAACTGATGCCCGGCACTGCTCAAGAACTCGGTGTTGACGCGACTAACATAACGCAAAACATCGAGGGCGGCGCAAGGTATCTTAGGCAGATGCTTGACAAATATAACGGCAACATGGAGTTGGCACTGGCAGCCTATAACGCTGGTCCCGGAAATGTCGACAAATTTGGTGGCGTACCTCCATTCGCAGAAACGCAAAATTATTTATTCAAAATGCTAGGTCGTCAGCCCGCGCAACAACCAGACATGAGAGTCACAACAAGAGGTCAAGAGCCACAATCACAGGGTTTACTCGGCACTTTTGGTTTTGGTGGGGCCGTAAACCCACAGACCGGGATGACCGCAATTGAAAATGTAACTCAGGCTTTGGATCCGTTGTTGCCTCCTGAGCAACGCATGGGGCAAGTTATTAGAGACCGAGGCACGTCTAGAAAGCAAACATTACAAAGTAACAACACAGCAAGATTGTTAGATTCATTGCCGGGCGGTAAACCGTATGCTGACGCAATAAGAAACGGTGGCGACGGTCAGGCTTTATATTTGCAATATTTGAAAGATAAAAAAGACGGAACATTGACCGCGAAAGATCTACGTGATCAAACAAATGCTTTACGAAAAGAATTTATTGGAAAGCCTGAAACTAAAGAGTTCGCAAAACAAATTGCTGCTTTTGCGCGAATTATGGCATCTGCCGAGGACAGCACTGGCGCGGGCGATATGGCTTTAATTTTTAATTTTATGAAGTTACTTGATCCCGGTTCCACAGTTCGGGAAGGCGAATATGCAACAGCAAGAGATACTGGAAACGTAAGCCAAAGAGTTAGGGCAATATACAACAAAATGGTTATGGGTACTACCTTAACGCCGGAGCAAAGAGCCGATTTCGTTGATCGTTCAGTGCGTTTATACAGATCAGCAGAGACTCAATTCGGTAAAATTAGAGAGCAGTATACAGAGCTTGCTAAACAGCAAGGATTGCCTGTTAACCAAATTATAATCGATAAAGGTTACGAAGGTACAATCCCTGAAATTAACAAAGATATACAACGACAAACAATACCACCAAAACCATCTCCAAGCGATTTTCCAAACGATAAGGATTGGAAAAAGTTTGCTGAGACATTTGCCACAGATGAAGATTGGAAAAAACATTGGATTGAAAACATGAGTCAAAACCAACGCATTCAATATATAGAATCAATGTCACGTTAGGATAGATTATTATGGCAAACAGTAACGCAGCAATAGCGGCAGCCCTTGGAGAAGAAGTTCCTAAACAAAGACTAAGATCTATGGGACAAGGTCTCACTTTAGGTTTTGCAGATGAGTTAGAGGCGCGAGCGGTGGCGTTAGCGAGCGGTCGTCAATATGAGGATGTTTTGCAAGAGGTCAGGGATAAGTTGGCTGCTTACCAGGCAGCGTATCCGGGCAGTTCTATGGGCTATGAAGCAGCTGGTGCGGTGGCTCCCACAGCTTTAGCTCTTCTTGCGGCACCATTTACTGGTGGATCATCAACAGCAGTTGCTGCTCCAAGTTGGTTGAAGTTGCTTGGTGTTGGTGCGTTAGAGGGTGCTGCATATGGTTTTGGCACTGGTGAGGGTGATTTTAATCAACGGGCTGATAGGGCGTTACCGGGTGCCGCTCTTGGTGCTCCGGGGGCTGTGCTTGGTGGAACTGCTGCAAACATTGTGATGAGTGGGCTGAAAAGGTTGTCGGATGCGGGCAGAAGGATTGCGGGCCGACGAGGATCAAGTGTTGTTGAGAACGAAATACAAAGGCTCGTACAGCAAACCGGAAAAGATCCAGAGCAAGTTGTACAAGACCTTATGGATGGACGCATACTTGCTGAAAACAGAACATTAGCGGCTGCTATAAAAATAATGCAAACAGGTCCGGCAACGCCAGTTATTCAAAAAGCCATGAGAGAAAGACCACGAATGCAGCGCGACAGAGCCGGGCAAGTTTTATCTGAGACGCTTGACGATGGCGATCCAAATATGGAGGCCGTTAGAAAGTATCGTGACAGCGATTTGGAAACGCAAAAAGCAATTAGTAGAGAATATAAACAATTTAGACGACCTCGCGTCGATGCCTCCGTTTTTGATGATTTAAAAAAGATCTTGGAGCGCAATCCGCAATTTGGAGAAGATCTGAATGAAATGCAAAACACGTTAATGAGAAAACCACTATTTAGTTTTAACGATGCGGGCGATATAAAATTTTTACGTAGGCCAACAGTGCAAGAGGCCGAAGAGGTTTATAAAGTTATTCGTGATAGAGGTATTGCGATGGAAAAGACCAAACCTTTCTTGGCAAGTGGAACAAGAAACCTAGGTCGACGTCTTAAAGATAAATTAAATAAGGCATTTCCAAAACTTGCAGATGCTCGAGCGCAAGCACAGGCAATACAAATAAATCGTAACGCTTTTGAGTCGGGCAAAAAATCTTTGGGTGGAAAAGACGTTTACGAAACGCTTATGGAGGTTGAAGAAAAATTTGGTTCACCCGAAGCGTTAGATAGTTTTAGAACAGGGTTTTTAGCCGGGATTCAGCAGCAACTTACACAGGCAAGGCAAAAAGGTATTATTAGAGATTTAGTTGATGACAGTAAAAAACCGGGAATGTTGCTTCGTAACTTGATTCCTGATGATACTGATTACGATAAAGTTATTAAACAGCTACAGCTTGCTGCTGAAAGCGAAGACGTGGCACAAAAAGTATTAAACAATAGCATAACTATTGAAGGCGAAATTTCTAAACAAGCACAAAATTCTGGTATTGGCGCGTCGGACGTTATTGGACTCTTCAGTTACAACCCAGAGTCTTATTTTAGAACAGTCAGTAAACTTGCAAACAGATTTTCAAGAGATTTAACACCAGATGAAAATTTAAGGATTGCGCAAATTCTTGTCTCTGAGGATCCAGACCTAGTGAAAAATGCTATCTTTGACGATAGTGCTATGCAGAAACTGGTGGATTGGTTTGATGCTAACAAGGGTCGTGTTATGGGCGCGGGCAGAAGAGCAGGAGCAGTTGTCGGAGGCGGTGTTGGCACTGCGCTTGCCGACGATATGGGACTCTTGGAGCTAATGGAGCTAAGAAGATGAAATTAGAAAAACTAGATCAATTACAAATTGAAAGCATTGTTTCCAAAGCTATCCAAGACGCGGTTGATTTCATAGACGACGAAATAGAACCACAAAGAATTAAAGCACAAAGATACTATGATGCCGAGGTGGATATAGGACATGAGCAAGGCCGAAGCGGTGTTGTAGCAACGAAGTGTCGTGAGGCCGTGAGAGGTTTAAAGCCTTCGATTCAAAGGATTTTTTTGACAAACGAAAAACCAGTTGAATTTGTGCCACGCGGACCAGAAGACGTGAATGCGGCAGAACAGGCAACGTCATATATAACGTATAAGTTTCATCAGCATAATGGTTATAGATTGCTAAATGACGTAATGCAGGACGCGATGGTTAAAAAAACAGGGATTGCCTACGTTTATTTTAATGAAGAAATGCGCAGTGAAATACACACTTATACAAATTTAAATGATGAAGAATTTGCTTTGCTTGTGGATGACGACGAAGTTGAAGTCGTTGAGCATGAAGAAACTCAAACTGCTGTTATTGATGAAACAGGCATGGAAGTGTCTGAAACATCGCACGACGTAAAAATAAGTCGCCAGGTGTCTGTTGGTGATCTTTGCATCGAAAGTTTACCTCCAGAGGATTTTTTCGTGGATCGGAACGCAAGAAGTATGGATGACTATTACATTTGTGGTCACACGAGCGAAAAAAGAATTTCTGATTTATTAGCGATGGGTTTTTCGTTGGATGATCTCAAAGGTTTAGACGGTGATGATTACAGCAGCGTTGACGATGAGACCGAGTTTGAAAGGCGTGGGTACACGGTAGACAACAGTGACGATGAAAATATTACAGCATCGTCAAAAAAGATAACAGTTACAACGGCTTACATGATGTTAGACATCGAGGGAACTGGTGTTCCACAGCTTTATCAATTTACTTGTGCGGGTGGTATGTATACGTTGCTCGATTACACTGAGGCTGATTATGCTCCGTACGCGATTTTTGAGTGCGACCCGGAAAGCCACGCATTTTTTGGGACGTCTTTAGTTGATTTAATTATACATGATCAAGATGCTGCCACGTCAATGCTCAGAGGTGTGCTTGACAATGTTGCACTCACAAACAATCCCGGTGTGTTAGTTAATGAATCTCTTTGTGCAGTTGATGACCTTTTAAATAATGAGATTGGCAGAATTGTTAGAGTTACTGCTCCAAATGCCGTGTCTGAGATGACCGTGCCTTTTACTGCCGGATCCACACTCCCGGCTTTGCAGTATTTTGATCAATTGGTTGATAATAAAACTGGCGTTTCAAAAATGGCGCAAGGGTTAGATCCGGATGTTCTTAAAAGCACTACCGCAACGGCCATTGCTGCTTCGCAAGAAGGACAAACAGGTCAGGCAGAAGTTATAGCTCGAAACTTCGCTGAAGGCGGCATGAAACGAATGTTTAAATTAATGCTTCAGTGCATGATAAAAAACACTAATAAAGACGAAATTATGCGTCTTAATGGTGAGTTTATTCCTGTCGATATTAAAGACTGGGATGCTGATATGGATATGACCATTAACGTCGGTGTCGGAACAGGTCGAGAAAATGACAAAGTTATGGTTTTACAGCAATTGCTTCAAATTCAACAAACAATATATCAACAATATGGTCCAGCAAACGGTTTAGTTTCTTTAACGCAAATTAGAAACACGATTGCTGATATTATGGGCTTTGCCGGGATCCGCAACAGTGATCGATATATTGCGCCGATGACAAAGGATGTTGAGGCTGCAATGTTGGCACAACAACAGCAACAAGCGATGCAAATGGCGGCAATGCAGCAACAGGCACCGGATCCAAACCAAGCGTTTATGCAAACAGAAATGATGAAATCACAGATGGATATGCAAAAAACAGCCATGAACAATCAGACTAAAATGCACGAGTTGGCAATGAAAGACGATTTACAGCGCGATCAAATGGTGCAAGACTTAGCAATTAAGGTCGCTGAGATACTCGGAAAGTATGGAACAGCTGTGGATGTAGAAGAAATAAAGGGTGAGCAAGCTGCCGTAAGGGAGCATCACGCTCAAATGATGGGAATGCAAGGTAGTGGATATTGAGCAAAGGGCTAAACGCTCTAAGTCATTACTAGAAAACGAGTGGTTTCAAGAGACCATGAAGGATTTACGAAATCAACAAACAAAGATTTTCGTGAATAGTGCCGCTCATGAATTGGAACAACGTGAGGAGGCTCACGCCATTTTGCGAGCATTAAAATCAATCGAGGTATCATTGCAGTCCGACGTGAATGCGGTGAAACTCATAGAGAGAAGAGGATAGCACCGTTATGGATACGACTAAGCCTAGTGGATCATTGGACGCAGTAGAAAACCTGATCTTTGAGCCACAACCAAATCCTGAACCAGAAGCTGAAGAAGCTGTCGAGGCAACTGAAGACCAGCAGACCGAGGCAGTCGAAGAGGCTGAAGTATTAGAGGATGTCGATGAGGTATCGGACATCGATGAAGAAACAACCGATACTGAGGATGTACTAGAAGACGACACAGCCGTTCCCTTGGAGCTTACGGATGATCTAATGATTGAATACAAATCAGACGGAGAAATCAAAAGCAAAACCTTAGGGGAGCTAAAGCAAAGTGCCGCCGGACAAGATTATATTCAAAAGGGAATGGCAGACAACGCAACTCTAAGAAAAGAGTTAGAGGCGGCAAAGGATGACTTTGCACGTGAAAAAGCTGCCGTGACCGAAGAACGCCAAGCCTTGATGACTATGGCGCAACAAATGCAAAGTGGTAATATTCCACCGTTGCCAGAGTACCCATCCGAGGAGCTTAAACAAAGCGACCCAGTAGGTTGGAACCTGGCGGCAGAGGAGTATCGTCACGCGGTTGATGTACGCAATCGATGGGAAAACAACGTGAAAGCTATGGCTGAACGTGATGCTATAGAAAAACAAAATGCTGAGAAAGAATTTCTATCTCAACAGGCCATGCGTTTAACAGATTGGATGCCTGAATTTAAGGATCCAGAAAAGCGAAGTGCATTTATTCTTGATATGTCAAACAAAGCTAAAAAACATTACAATCTCACTGATGAGCAAATGCGTAGTGTTAAAACGGCTGATGAGGTCATGATTTTAACTGATGCACTTAAATATCGCGAGTTAAAAGCAAATCAATCTGCGGCAAAAGCAAAAGCCAAAGGTGCGAGGCCAACCGTTAATAAACCCGGAGCGCGTAAAACAAACATTGCATCAAAAACGTCAAGAGCAAAAGAGGCAAAGGCAAACATGAGCAAGAGTGGCAGCATCGATGATGTTGCGAAGTTTCTCTTAAATTCTTAATTTGTCGAAAGGACTATAATCATGGCCGTAACTGCCAACACAAACGAGACATACGATGTCACAACCATAAGAGAGGACCTATCTGAAGCGATGGCCTCTATCACCCCAACAGAGACAATTTTGATGTCCTCTATTGGAACACGCAACGTTGACAACACATTCTTTGAGTGGAGTGAAGTCGATCTTGCCGCAACTGGGGCCAATCGCCAAATTGAAGGTGACGTAGGGTTAAGTAACACAGCCCCTACAAATGCAGTTCGCAAAGGAGCGCACACGCAGATATCTGCGAAAATAGTAGAAGTTAGTTCAACAGCAAATGCTGTAAACGGTGTTGCAAATGCGCAGACTGTTGCAAAACAGGTAGCTTATAAATTAAGCGAATTAAAGCGTGACATGGAGGCCATGTTACTGGACAATGTCCCAAGTGCAGCAGGTAGCTCTGGCAACGCTAGACAGACTGCTGGTCTCCCGGCATACCTAACCACAAACGTTTCACGTGGTACTGGTGGTGCCAACGGCACAACATCAGGCACTGGCGAAGCGGGTTCTGTAAATGCTGCAGCGACCGATGGTACATTAAGGGCCATCACAGAGTCTCTTCTTAAAACAGTCGTAAAATCATGTTGGGACCAGGGTGCGCAACCAACTATTGTGATGTGTGGATCTTCACAGAAGCAAACCATATCAACATTCACAGGTAACGCGACTAAATTCCAAGAAGTCGACGATAAAAAATTAACAGCTGCTGTTGATATTTATATTTCTGACTTCGGTGAATTACAGATTGTGCCTAATCGCCATATGCGTAAACGTACGGTGTCAAGTGTGGTGCATACACCTGATGTTCTTGTACTAGATCCGTCATATGCAGAGGTTGCTTACTTGCAGACTGCCAAGCAAGAACCGTTGGCTAAGACAGGTTTGTCAGAGCGAAGATTAATTTCATGCGAGTATGGCTTGCAAGTAACTTCGCAAAAAGCTCACGGTATCGTGGCTGATATCCAAAACTAATAAAAAAAGGTGGGGCAGCAATGCCCCATCCACACGGAGGATATTATGAAAGTTAAAATAACAACCGACAGAAAGCCCTTTGTAAAAGGTTCTGCCGCTAATGAAGGCGACGAGATAGAGGTAAGTGCTGACGAAGGTGCAATTTTATTGCAAGCTGGCTTTGCACTTGAGATAGGAACATCCAAGCCCAAAAGAGCTAGAAATGCAAAAGGTCAGCTGAAAAAGGACGATCCAAATACACCTGATGTGAATGAAGCATGGACCGACGGAAAAGGTCCGGCGAAAAAAACAAAGAAAAAGGCTAAAAAATGAGTGTCCAAACAAGATATTTTGATGAAGATGGTAAAATTATAATCCAACGGACTCAGGATGTTCAGCGCATTTTAGATTTTAATAAAGAGCGTAATATAGACGGTCATAATCGTAAGTCTGATATGAGGCTTGCTGGGTCAATACCTTTTGTTGTAATCGAGCAATGGGTGCGCGAAAGCGGATGCAAATTAGGCTCTCCAGAATTTCTAGAATATTGCAAGAAACAGTTGATGTCGGGCAATTATAGCAAATTAATTGCCAACGGATATTAAATGGAGTTGCCCAAAGTAAACATCGCTCTTGCTGGAAGTGCAGTGATAGCGATCTGTAGTACCTTGGGTGGTGGCGTTTGGTATATGAGTCAACAAGCCTCCGTCATTGAAGCATTACAGTCAGATTTAGAAAAGTTGACTGTAGAAAACTCAGCAGTTGACCGCACCAATTTGATCAGAGATGTGCAAGCAAATTCTGAGAAAATAACGGACATCGTTGATTATATCGTAGAGGTTGAGGATGAGGGCGGTGAAACAATTGATGACATCTATGAAGAGATAGACGCCTTGCATGAAGAGACCGCATCAATGGCTCAACATATGATGGCTATAATTAAGCTGCAAGCAAGAGTTGCAGTCTTAGAAAAGACAGTAGAGTTTACCCGTAAAGACGGAATGTAGACATGGATCCTATCAGCTTGCTTGCGTCCATAAAGACCGGCATAGCGGCGGGCAAAACCGTTGCTGGTTTAAGTAAGCAAATTGGTCAATTCTTTGATGCAACCGACAGTGCAAAAAAGAAACTGCAAAAAAAGGGTATTACCTCGTCAGATGTTAATTCTGTTGCATATGCAAGATGGGAATCTGAATTAAAAGCGGCACAAGCTGAACAGGAGCTTAAGGATTGGATTTGTGATCCAACAAAAAGTGGATTAGGACCATCGCATTGGAATACTTTGTTAAAGATTAGAAGAGAAGTTTTAGCAGAAAAACGCGAAGCAGAGCGTCTGGCAAGGCGTGAGGCGCAGGAAAGGGCTGACTTGGCACTTACTGCGGCATCTATTGTTTTGCTTCTCACGGCCTCTGCTGTTGGCTCTACGGCCTATTTGCATCATATGGGCTGGTTAAACATTTGGGATTATTGGCCTTGGTAGTTTATGTTTTAGTTTTTATTCAGTTTGTGAATACAGATAATTTGAGGTTCTATCAAATAGCAACCTTTCCAGAAATGAGCCAATGCCAGGAAGAGAAAAAGAAAGCGAGCGTCATGAAAAATCACTCAAGTCAGGAGCTTTTGTGTTTGGAGATAACGACCCAGTTGCCATAGAGCGTGGCAAAAAATGGGCTGTTTACGATAAAAATGGACGATTGATTATATTAGGGTATAATAAAAGAATAGTTGAGGAGTATGCACATGCCCAAAGCAAACTATGATTTTAATGACAACGGTAAGATCGATCCCGAAGAGCGTCAGATAATGTTGGAAGATCGACGTCGAATTATGATGGATGCAGATGCCAAGCGTGATGCTCAAAGGCGCATGGCTTGGTTCAGTTTGACTGGTATGCTTTTGTTTCCGTTTGGCGTGGTTTTTACAGAGTGGATGGAGCTTCCTAGGGCGTCAGAAATGCTATCATCTATGAGCAATATATATTATGTCAGTATCGCTGCCATTGTTGCGGCGTACTATGGATTTACAAACATGGGGTCTAAAGAATGATAGGACAATTATTAGGACCAGTTGCGAGTCTTGCGAGCAGTTGGCTCGACGCAAAGACCACAAAACAGGCAGCAGAGGCTAAGTTAAAATTAACCGAGGCTGAAGCAAAAGCTAAAATATTACTCTCAGAGAAAACAAGCGCAGCGGACTGGGAGCGCATCATGGCTGAGAACAGTGGATCGTCATGGAAAGATGAGTGGTTCGTAATTATACTAAGTTTGCCTTTAATTTTATGTTGGATCCCGGCGGCAGATGGTTGGGTGCAACGAGGTTTTGAGCAGCTTGATAAAGCCCCGGACTGGTATTTTTACAGTTTGGGAATTGCAATAAGTGCCTCTTTCGGTGTGAAAGGGTACAAACAATTTATTAGGAGAAAGTAATGTCTTTTAAATTATCAGCCCGGTCCTTGGGCAAACTTGAGGGCGTACACCCGGATATGGTTAGCACCGTGCAAAAAGCCATAGAACGCACAACCGTGGATTTTGGAGTTACGTACGGAGTTCGAACCCCGGAAGAGCAAAAGCGTTTGTTTGATATGGGCCGCAGTCAAACGATGAAATCAAAACATTTGATTCAAGACTCAGGGTTTTCTCATGCAGTTGATTTAGTGGCGTACGATGGATCAGAGGTTGTTTGGGAAATAAATATGTATGATGAAATTGCAGATGCAATGGCTAGTTCTGCCAAGGAGGTCGGTTGCGCTATTAAGTGGGGCGCGGCTTGGTCAGTAGGCAATATAGTAGAGTATGAGGGTACTATGGAGGATGCTTATAACGAGTACGTGGATCTCCGACGATCACAAGGACGCAGACCATTCGTTGACGGTCCTCATTTTGAGCTTATAAAATAAGTAAAGGGGCGTATGGCTCCGATCATACACCCCTTAATCTGATAATACAGATCTGTAGCATTGTTTAAAATACAGTATTTGTTTTTTATGTCAACTGTCAGGTCTAATTTTGGGACGTATTGATTTAGACGGCACTTCACTGACGTCGCAAAATCCTGATGTGCCATTTACTTGATCGTATATGCTGTTTTTTTGCATCAATATATTCCAACAATCTTTCTCTGAAAGAAGCCAAACACTGAATTGTAATTCGTGGTTAGCCACCTCATAAAAAATACTCATAAGTGTGTAATATTCCATTGTGTTCTCTGCTCGTTTTTTTTATACTGTAGTTCGGGGGCGAAAACGCCACTGGTAAGTCTATTTGTTTCCGGGACATGAGCTCAGTGTCGTCTTCTGTCGTCCCCACCAATATCCCAAGGCACTTTTGGCAAGCTAATCCGTTGATTATTAATTTTGGTTTCATCGGTTTCTATAGATGTTGTGCCGCCATACATTTTTGCAAAAGCAACTCCAAATCTAAAAGCGTGTGTTCTTAAAGAATTTGTGTCTATTCCCATTGCTCTCGATGCCTCAACAATTGTTAAGTGGCTAAACATCTCCAATAACTCTTTTACTTCAATTGCTTGTTTTTTTCTTAACTCCTCCCAAGGTTTCATATGTCAACTCCTTCATCCCTAAGTTTTGTTATTAACACCCGCATGGCTTCTATTTGATCTCTATACTCTTGTTTTACTAACGTCGGCGCGTCGGGTAATAAGGCTAGAGGTTCTAGCCTGTCTATTTGTCTTTTTATACTGTCTCGAGTGTCCCTGTCCTCAGGTTTTATTTCCATTTTCTACTCCTAAAAGTCCTCTTTCCAAGCGTCATAAGCGGCGTCATCAAACTCAATCGGTGCAGTCACAATTGCCTCATTAATTTCTTTATCAAAGTGTTTGCGAATATAAGCATCAACCCTTGGGTTTCTGTCTGCTATGCGACGCCATCTTTTTGTCCAAGGGTTTGTCCAGAACAAGCATATATTGTCTGGCACACGATCGCCGTCAACCTCTGCATTAACTTCTATCACAAAATCACCCGCGTGGCGGATCTCTATGTGTATGTCTTGACTAACGTTCATCGTTGATTTTCCTTCTTAAATTTCCTAAATTTGAATATGTGTAAACATTAACACAACAAAACGTAAAGCGCAAGCATAATAGGTGTTAATTGAATTTAGTTAAGGTAGAATTTGAAGTGTCAGGTCAGCCTCAAGGTAAAGGTCGACCCCGGTTTACCCGCAATGGTCACACATATACTCCAGAAAAAACAAGGGAGTATGAAAAGCGGATCCACGCAGCAGCTTGGCAAAAAATGCATGAAATGAAATTGCAACCGATAGAAAAATTTTGTCACGTTGAGCTTGTTGCATTTATGGAGATCCCAAAGTCTTGGTCAAAGGTTAAACGACTTGAGGCTGAATACGGTGCTATTTTACCAACAACCAAACCAGACATTGATAACATTATTAAAGCGGCTTTGGATGGCATCGAGGGCGTTGTGTACTATTGTGATAAGCAAGTGACAAGCATCGATGCAAAAAAAGTTTATTGCCACCCAGATCGCGGCCCAGTGCTTTACGTTTGCGTGTCTTGGACTGAATAGGACCAATCAGGTCCATATAGTTCTCGCCATTTCTTTTTATTATCGTGTATTGCAACAGCTTTGGTTTTGTCCCAAAGTGCTTGATGATGTCCGTCACATAAGGGTATGGCCTCAAGGTCGCTTGATTTTGTTGTGCCATACCTGTCGTGAATAGGATGGTGTGCTGTCGTTGGACTCATTTGAATCTCGCCAAACTTTGCACAAATGCAGCAAGGTTTTTTTCGCACCTGGTCAAGATATTTTGCGTTTTTTTTAACAGTTTTATTTTTGAGACCAAGCGGTGGTTTATTTGCCAGATTGCTCAAGAGGATCATATCCTATTGCTTCGGTTAATGTTTTCATAGCAGCTTCAAAATACAAATGAAACTCTTGTTGGCTCATCTCATCGAATGAAATGCTGTCCATAATATGCATGTGAGCCCCTGTGAGCTTGTTCCAGCGCAGTTTCACATATCCGCAAGCCCATTTCAACTCATTATGCAAATGTTGCTCTGTGGGCCATTTCTGCGTCGCTCTGCAAGCATTGCGTAAAGCTGACCAGTACAAATTATGATGAGGGTTGGACCGTTTGCCTGTTGGTTGTAAGTTGTACGCTTGTCCTTGTTTGGCATCCGCCAGTTGCTCCGCATCGTATTGTGAGACGGGCAGCAATTGCCCATCTCGTAAATATACTTGTATTTTAGTCAAAGACATCATCCTTGTTAAAATAACTCACGCGCCTTTTTCGAGTCTCAAAAAAGCCATCATACTCGGGGTGGTCTTTCATAAACTTACGAGCATAGTGGCTTATCCACCCGTCGTTTAATTTATAGTCGGCTCCAGCCTCGCCAATTGCTGTGTCCCATCGCATTCGATGAAATACCGCCTTTGCAGAAAAGTAATCGCGTTTTTTTGCCACTTGCATGGTGTAGCGGACAAAACCGGCATAAATATAAGGATGTTCCTTATCATACTGCTCAAATTTTTCTTCAGTAAAGTCTCCGTTTGCTTTCATACCATCCTCCTCAAAAAGGTATCTCATCGTCCATATCATTAGGGTTAACGGGTGCGTCCCTAGAGGTATCAACCTCAATGCTCGATCCCTCTGGATAACGCGCCTTCTCTTTGTCAGATACTTCATTGGCAGCATCTTGCACATTCATTGATCCTTGAGATTTGCCGCCAAGCAGCGTCACCTCGTTGGCCCAAATATTTAGGTAGGTTTTGCCATCATAGTCGTTACGTTTAAGGTCTCCGCTGACGGCCACGAGCTTTCCTTTTACAAGATACTGAGCAAGGCCTGTGCGGAAATAAGTGCAACTAAAAAATAAAGTGCTTTTATTCTCTCCATAGCCATCATCGACAGCTATAGAGAATCTTACAGAGGTGGGTTTGTCTTCAACTTTATACACCTCGCAGTCGTTAGTTAAATAACCAACTGCGGTTATGTTTTTCATCTTGTTAACTCCATTTTTTTAAGGGCATGAATTTCGATCAATTGATCGCGCAAGGGTAACTCAATGTCCTCGCGCTCGATCAGCTTTTTATAATTTGACTCGCCCTTTTCAAATTGAGCGTAATCATCGCAATTTTCATAAAATTCGATTGCTGTTTCTGCCCTAGCCTGAGTGTCAAGGTGCATGGCACGTTGTTCTTCCTGACCCTCTGGATCCGGCGTGTCCTCGCCCGCATATATATAATGGCCCAGACCATGCATGGCTATTGCTTTGACCAAACACCGCATCCTAGCATCGCTGACAGATCGTGACGGCGGGTTTTTAATTGACTGCATTTTATAATCCATGACAGGCAACCACATCGAATGCGTTTGTCCCTCAATGGTTACGTTGACCCGGACCTCAATGCTTCCGTCAGGATATATAATATCATCTAACACATCATAAACAGCGTGGGGATATAGCTTTTTAACTTCTCCCCATGCCCAAGCCCACGATAAATAAGCCAGACTAACTTTGCGTCCGTTCTTTTTATCCATGTAGGTTTTATGTTCCACGCGGTGACTGACATCTATTGACGACAGCCTTTCCCATACACTTTTAGGCTCTGGCATTTTGCTCCTCCTTAACCTTTTCTGATATTTCATCAAAGGCATTCTGAAGCGTCCACTGCGCCGTTTCCAAATCTCTGCAATCTGATAACCACAAGTCGTGACATTCACTGATTTGTTGGTTTACAAAACGCAACGTTTTAAAAGCTGCCCATACAGCTTTCTTTTGTTTTTTATTAAGACTCATCAGTCTCTCCCTCTATTTTAATTGGTTTTTTTTCATCCCAAACAATTTCTACTGGCGCGTGATCTCTATACAACGCGAAACGTATGGATGTTTTATTATCCATTACAAACTCCACATATGTTGTGTAATAAGTGACAGCCTCGTCATTTGGCTGAAAATCTATGTAGGATTTTTTGGTTTCGATTTTTACCTTATCTACGTTATGGCTGGTGCAATCGAAAATATTATTAAGACTATTAAACATATATATCCTCCTAGTCGTTCTTAAGTTTCGTCGATTCACTTTACATTTGATTTATGTTATTGTAAAGCATAATTAACGGTAGCGTAAAGAAGAGAATAAAAAAATGGAAAAAACAATGGTTTTACGTTTAGATGAAATACGTCGAAGGTTAAAGGATAGAAAATTAACGGTTGTCGCCAAGAATGCTAATATATCACGACCAGTGTTATATCAGATAGTGAACAATCAAACCGATCCGAAATTCTCAACGGTTGAGAGGCTTTCGGATTATTTACAAAAGTAAGTCCCGGTAACACATCCGAGACCTACTCTTGTTTTCAATTTGGAGAAATTGTCTAATGTCTCATTATATGACAGCTTTAGCGATGAAGCAACCCAATTTAAAACCCGCCACCAAAATTGTTTTATATTGGTTGGCGGATCATCATAATGGAGAAACAGGTGAGTGTTTTCCTGGCATAAAACGACTAGCAGAATTATGTGAGATGTCACGCAGATCAGTGGAGACACATATAACCTCACTGGAGGAGGCCGGGCTAGTGAAAAGGATTGCACAGTATCGGCACACTGGTGGAAAAACAACAAATAAGTACTTATTGGAACTTACTGGAACTCTTGAGAACTCGGACGATACGCAGGATTTGCGTATAGGTGGCGCAGAATTTGCGGGTGGGGATCCGCAGAAGTTGCGCATGAATAACCAAGTAATAAGTAACAATGGAAATAAACCTTTATTAGATGATCTATTTTCTACATTTTGGACAACCTACCCTAGAAAAATAAACAAGGCAGCAGCAAAAGAATCCTTTATAACAGCGTGTAGACATACCAGACCGGGCATCATTCTAGAGGCGGCAAGGGATTATGGAAACGCAATGCACGGTCAGGAAAAACAATTTATACCACATCCGCGAACGTGGTTGCGTCAAAAGAGATATTTAGAAAAGGTGGAAATGCCTGTTGGTGATGGCACAAGGAAAGCATTAGAAAGTTTGGGGTTAAACTATGAACAGTGAAAGAAACGAACAGTTAAAAAATTTAACTATGAAATTATTAGCAAGGCTCAACGCTCCAAAAGCGGTGGTTGGCAATGAGGATGCAACAAAGGACGAGGCATTATTTATAATTAAAAAAGTACAAAACCTTGCTCCAACAAAAGATTACACTGAATGGTTTGAACAATTTAAGGAAGAATTATTAAATAATTTAGAGACCCGCTCATGGCCCACAGGAAAGCATATGAGCAACGCCGCACGTGCAATTGCGCCACGACGTACAGACTTGTTAGTTTATCCTAGTGGTGACGAAAGGTATAAACCAGATCCTCATAAAATTAATGCAGCAAGAATTAAAAATCATCAGCCTGTCTGTGAAAAATATGTGGACGGAGATGATGCTGAAAAAATGTTACGGAAGGGTTTAGTAACGGACGAAGATTTAAAACCTTATAAAGAATACTTGAAAAATGCACGTGACAAACTCTATAATGGTAACAGGTCGTGAGGCATCAAACTCCTCCCTGTTTGAATCGGTCCGTTTTATTACTGCTTTTTTTTGGACGATTACCTCACCAACTGCCCCTGCCTTGCGTGGGGGCTTTTTTTAATGTACAATTGAAAAATCAGAAAGGTTGCACCCATGAATAGTGGACAGTCTTGGCCAGCGGATAAGGTTGAGAGAAAAAGTATAGAGACCCTTATACCGTACGCACGTAACAGTCGGACGCACAGCGACGAGCAAGTTACACAAATAGCCGCAAGTATCAAAGAGTGGGGTTTTACAAATCCCATTTTGGTTGATCCGGACGGTGAGATTATTGCTGGACACGGCAGACTCCTTGCGGCAAAAAAACTTAATCTAAATGATGTGCCTTGTATAACTGCTGACGGCTGGACCGAAGCGCAAAAAAAAGCATACGTCATTGCCGACAACAAACTTGCGTTAAACGCGGGGTGGGATAACGAAATGTTGTCTGTTGAGTTTCAAGAGCTTAAAGACTTAGATTTTGATTTAGGTTTGACAGGTTTTGATTTGGACGAACTAGCAAAACTACTTAAAGAACCAGAAAAAGAAGGTCTTACAGACGCGGACGATGTTCCTGAGGCTCCAAAGAATCCTGTGACGGTTGACGGTGATATTTGGATATTAGGAAACCACCGACTGATGTGCGGCGACAGCACAAGCATCGAAGCCTTAGAAAAGTTATGCGAGGGTCAACTGGTTGATATGTGGCTCACGGATCCTCCTTACAACGTGGCTTACGAGGGCAAAACAAAAGATGCTTTAACTATTAAAAATGATGAGATGGCAAACGACGACTTCAGACAGTTTTTAAGTGACAGTTACAGCGCAGCAGATGCAGTGATGAAGTCAGGTGCAGTTTTTTATATTTGGCACGCTGACAGTGAGGGCTACAATTTTAGAGGTGCGGCGGTTGATATCGGCTGGCAAGTTAGACAGTGTCTTATCTGGAGAAAAAACTCTATGGTTTTGGGGCGTCAAGATTACCACTGGACTCACGAGCCTTGTTTATATGGTTGGAAGGACGGTGCGGCGCACTTGTGGGCAACGGATCGAAAGCAGACCACAATATTAGAATTCGATCGTCCAAACAGAAATAAAGAACATCCAACAATGAAACCAGTAAAATTGTTTGCTTACCAGATGCAAAACAACACAAAGGGTGACGATTTAGTTTTAGATAGCTTTGCCGGATCTGGAACAACAGCAATTGCGTGTGAACAATTTAATAGACGAGCCAGGTTGATGGAACTTGATCCAAAATACTGTGATGTCATCATAAAGCGTTGGCAAGACTTCACTGGTCAAGACGCAACATTAGAAAGCAACGGAAAAATATTTAATGACTGTAAAGCAAAGCAAGGCAATGAGTCTGGTGGAGGCATCAACTAACGTGTTAATAGGTTATCTTATAGCAACGGCAGCAACTATTGTAATATTACCACTGCATGGATACCCGGTGACTACTGAAAAGGCGTTGTCAATTTCTTTAGCCTTCACTTTTATATCTTTGGCAAGGTCCTATATATTACGCAGGGTTTTCAATAGGTTATAAGATGACAGAAAAAAATAAGGGTGGTCGGCCCATGATTGTGCTGACGGATGAACAAAAAAAGGAGCTCGAGACACTGGCAGCGGTGCTAAATACTGAGCAAATAGCAGATTACTTTGGCATCAGCCGGAGGGTGTTTTTTAATATATTAGAGCGAGATGATGAGGTTTCTGCACTATATAAAAAGGGTAAAGCAAAGGCTGTTGGATTTGTGGCGCAAAATTTAATGCAAAAAGCCCGCACCGGTGATCTTGGCGCACAGATATTTTATTTAAAAACGCAAGCGGGTTGGAAAGAAACAAAAACCGTGGAGGGAGCCGGGGAGACCGGAGAGCATATTATAGCTTATAAATGGTTAGACGATGACGACGAGGACGATTAATTATAAGCCACGCAAGTTAGTCAAACCCTTTCATAATAGAAAAGAGCGGTTTGCGGTTATTGTTGCGCATCGACGTTTTGGTAAAACTGTGGCAGCAATCAATGATTTAATTAAAGACGCTCTGACAATAAAACGTGATAAAGTCCGCGTTGCCTACATTGCTCCATACTATCGACAGGCAAAAGCTATCGCGTGGGACTATTTGCTGGAGTATACGCGTGACATCGAGGGCGTTCAGTATAACGTGGCAGAGCTTCGAGCAGACTTTCCTAACGGTGCAAGGTTTCGATTGTTTGGCGCGGACAATGCTGACAGCTTGCGTGGATTGTATTTTGATCACGTGGTGCTTGACGAACCCGCAGATTTTCCCTACCGGGCGTGGCCCGCAGTCATACGTCCCTCGTTAGCTGATCGCAGAGGCCGGGCAACCTTTATTGGAACACCAAAGGGTAAAAACCAGTTTTATGAGACCTTTGTGGCAGCAAAGAATGACCCAAATTGGATGTCTTTACTTCTTAAATCGTCAGAAACAGGAATATTAGACGATGAAGAATTAAAAGAGGCCCGGCGGGCAATGGGTGATGATAGGTTTGAACAAGAGTTTGAGTGTAGTTTTGAGGCAGCAATCCAAGGTGCTTATTATGCGTCAGAGCTTAAAAAGGTTGCGGAAGATAAACGAATTGGAATTGTTCCTTACGACCCGGCGGTTGGTGTAACAACAGCTTGGGATTTAGGTATTGGAGACAGCACAGCTATATTTTTTGCGCAATGGGTCGGGCAAGAAGTTCGAATAATAGATTACTATGAAAACTCAGGTGTGGGGTTGGATCACTATGCAAAAGAACTGAGTAGTCGGGGTTATCACTACCGAGAGCACATCCTACCCCACGATGTGCAAGTTAAAGAATTAGGCACAGGCAAGTCAAGACTAGAAACACTCGGAGCGTTGGGTCTTAATGACATAACAATAGCTCCTAAATTATCGGTCGATGATGGGATACAAGCAGCCCGGTCGTTGTTGAACAGGTGTTGGTTTGACGAAAATAAATGCGAGAGAGGTATCGAAGCGTTGCGTCAATATCGACGTGAGTTTGACGAAAAACTGAAAACGTGGCGGGGCAGACCGTTGCACGACTGGACATCTCATGGGGCCGATGCTTTTCGATATTTAGCCGTTGGAAAGCAAGAGAATAAAAATTGGGGTCAACCCATAAGAAGAAATTTGCAAGGAATCGCATAATGTGTTAGGGCTTGTTTAAGTCAACTTTTTTGTGGTTATCAAAATTCGTAAATTTAAAAAAGTAGCAAAGTCAAAAAAAGGGGTTCCGACAAAGTATTTAGCGGGCGCAAAAAACAAAAGTGAAAAAGAGAAAGAGATCTTAGAAACTAGAAGACGCTACAAAAAAGGTTTATCAATTAACGTTGCAAAAGTGAGCAAAAGTCGTGCCAACCAAGCCAAAAAGAAAACCACTAAGCGAAAAAGTTAAGGCAACTTTACGCAAAAAAGCAGAGGGTACTAGATTCACGCCCAGCCAACTGCAAGCGGTTTATAGGCGAGGTCAGGGTGCTTACTTGGGCGGTGGCTCAAGAAATGTTCCGATGGCCGCCTGGGCTATGGGACGCGTTAACTCTTTTATTTCTGGAAAAGGTGGGGCAAGAAAAGCTGACGCGGATATTTTAAAGAAAAGTAGCAAATCCAAACCTAAGAAAAGGAGATCATAATGCCGATGGGAAAAGGAACCTACGGTTCAAAACGTGGTAGACCACCAAAAAAGAAAAAAGACAAAAAAAAGAAGGGAAAAAAATAATGCCCGGGTTACATAAAGGAAAAAAGAAAAAAGGTCGTAAGAAGTAATGCCACACGTTGACGGACACCCAGACGCATACGGAAGTATTGCAAGATCACCTAGACCCAGAACACGTCCAGCAAACGTGCCTGATATTATTCCGAGACCAAGAAGGCGTCCGTCAAACGTGCCACCACAAGTCGCTCCAATGATGGGGACAAGAGATCCTCAAGGCCGGATTGGTGTTAAAGGACCAAAAGGTGGTGGCGAGGCAGCAAAAGCCCGCGTAGAGGTTGGTAGCGATATTTTTAATCAATATAACAACGACGGTCGCTTTGGTTATTACAATGACCAAGGATATTATGTCCC